TCATTCAATGGAGCTGCTGGAGCACCTTCAGTAAGTCCAGCTTCTGATTATAATCTTGAGTATACAATTAAATTTGATGAATCAAGTTATCTTGATAGGATTGATGCTTTATTCTTAAATAAATCCGGTGAGTTTGTTGTGAAGAAAGGTAATTCTTCTAAGAATCCATCAAGACCAGATTCTATTGAAGATGCAATTCCTCTCTACTATATCTACTTGCCGGCACTAACACAGAATTCAAATGATGTGAAAATTGTTCCCGTTGAGAACAAGAGATATACAATGAGAGATATCTCTAAACTTGAGAAAAGAATTGAGAGATTAGAATACTATACTTCTCTCAGTATTCTTGAGCAACAAACTCTTAACATGCAAATTAAAGACAGTTTTGGTTTTGAAAGATTCAAGAGTGGTTTCCTTGTTGATAACTTTGAAACTCATGGTGTGGGAAATGTATCTTCAAGCGAATATGTTTGTGCAATTGATCCTCAACAATCTGTATTAAGACCACAGGTTTATGAAGATAATATCAAATTGATTGAATCAAATACAAGACAAGACCAAAGATTTTTAGATGGTTATGTTAACAACAATGGAATTGTTACTCTTCCATTTACTACATTAAATCTTCTTGGAAATTCTTCAGCAACAAAAACTATTAATCCAAATCCATTTGTGGTTCTTCAGTATGTTGGTGAGATTAATCTCAACCCAACCGTTGATCAATGGTTTGATAATGATATTGTTCCTTTGGTCACAAACAACAATACAAATCTGTTCAACATCTATCTTGCGAAGCAGGATGATCCACAAAATGCCATTTCATCAATTTACAATTCATTCCTGATTAATTGGACTGGAGTAAATCAGGCATTTAATAATATTAATTCTATTGCAAATTTAAACACAAATCAATCACAATCTTCTTCTATTGAAGGATTAGTTGGAAGTTCTTCTAACATAAGTCCAAATAATAATGAAATCGCCAAAGGAGTTGCAACAAAATCCGCAAACGGATTCTATGTTTCTTCTTCAATTCAGTTTTTTGTAAGATCAATTCCCGTGAAATTTGTTGTGACGAGATTGAAGCCAAAGACAAGAGTATATCCATTTATTGATGGAAGGGATGTGAGTAGATGGACTATTCCAGATTCATCATTTACTGGATTGCCAACTTCTTCATTGACATCATTTAATTCCCCAATTATTACTGATGAGAATGGAAGTGCAAGTGGAATTATTTTAATTCCAGCTGGATATCCTCCAGTTCAAGGATCATCTTGGACAGGAAAAATTACTGATGTAATTTACGATACTGGATCTGAAAAGATTAATCTTGTCGCTGGACAAAAAACTATTAGATTTACATCAAGTTCTTCAAATACATCAAAGGATCAAGTAGATACATACGCAGAAGTAAATTACTACTCAAGAGGACTCAAACCAGAAAATCCTCAGTCTATTGTTTCTACTCAACCTTCATACTTCAAATCAAATGAGGGTGCTCAATTTGTTGATAGTAATACTGATATTGTTGTTAAACCAAATCCACTATCTCAAACTTTTAGGGTTGAGAATTATGATGGTGGAGTATTTGTAACTGATATTGATCTTTACTTCAATAAAAAGAGTTCAAATATTCCCATTAAAGTATACTTAACCGATGTTATTTTAGGTAAACCTGGAAAAAATATTATTCCGGGTTCAGAAAAGATTATTTTCCCCAAAACTTTCATCAGAGTATTCACAACAGGAAATATTACACTTAAGAAGAATGATATTGTAACTGGAGTAACATCTGGTTGTTCTGGTCCAATTGAAAAAATTATTGATAAAAACGGAAACGAAGTTACGCTTATTAATAGTGTAAATTATAATTTAACTAACGAGCAGGTCTATACTTTTGTTATTACAAATCATAATGGCAAAGAGTTTTTGCAAAATGAACTACTTACATCACCACAAATTAAATTCTTTAATGATTCAAATAACTCAAATATTCAAGTAAGAATAGCAAAAGACTCTGGTAAGGTATCTTCTTTTATTGTTCAGAGTGTTGGATCAAATTATGAGGGTGCTTTATTTACAGTTGAAAGTCCACAACTTCCAGGAGAAAGTGTAGCAATTGCTTCACCTTATATTTCGGAAGGAATTATTTACGATGTTGATGTTTCAATTTCTGGATCTGGATATACAGATGCTCCATCTGTAGTTATCAAGGGAATTGGTGACGGAGCGAACGGTGCTGTTGTTAAAGCAATACTTGAAATTGATACTCCAGCAGTTAGAATGGGTGTATCTGTTGATGACGGAACAAATAGAGACTCTTCTACTCCAACCAAGTTCAAATTTGATTATCCAATTTATCTACAAAATAATATAGATTATGCCATTCAAATTGAAACCGACTCAACAGAATATCTACTCTGGTCTTCTAAGTTAGGAGAGATTGAAAAAATTACTGGTGTAAATGTAAGCTCACAACCCTTACTTGGATCTCTTTATAGATCACAAAATACAGATACATGGGTTGAAGATCTATTTGAAGATTTGAAATTTACTCTTAATAGAGCCAAATTTGATGTTAGTAAGAAGGCAAATCTTAAACTTGTTAATGACTCAATACCATACCAAAAACTGCATCTCAATCCATTTGAAACTTCTTCATCATCAAACACAAATGCAACTTCGGATCTATTTAAAGCAAATAATTCAATCATTAAAGTTTATCAGAGTAATCACGGATATGAAGATTCTGGATCTTCTAAGGTATTCTTTAGAGGTGTAGAGACATTCTCTGGATTATCTTCAACAACATTTGTTAATAGATTATATACAGTTGATTCTGTTGGGGTTGACACTTATACAATCAGATCACTTTCACAGGCTAGTGACACTGCCAGAGGTGGTGGATCTGCAGTATACGCAACAAGAAATGTGAAGTATGAAAAATTATATGCTGATATTTCTTATATCCAATCTCCAAAAACTAAGATAGAATCTACTGTAAGAACTGCTAATGTAATTCCAGTTGATTCTAAAACAAATAGCTATTCGTCATATGATATATCTGATTTTGAAACAACATTCTTGAATCAAGAGCATTTCTTTGAAAATCAAAAATTTGTTGCTTCGTCAATTAACGAAATACTAAACGAAACCGGAAAATCACTGACATATAATTTATCACTTTCATCGGAAGTTGATTATCTATCCCCATTAATTGATTTGAGAAATGTAAGTGCAAAAACTTCTTCTACAAGAGTTGATAATTCAACTGGTTATGAAAATAGATTTGGTAAGAGATATCAAGTTCTTTCTTTCTGGCCTGTTTATCAATTTGTAATTTCTGGTGTAAATGTTACAGTCACACCAATCGCAAACAATCAATCAATTAGAGGCAGAAATTCAAATGCAGAAGGAACTATCATTGCTGTAAATGGAACTGCTATCACAGTAAGAATGACAAATAATGGATCATTTGAAACTGGTGAAGGAATTGTGTTTAGCGATCCTAGTAATTTCTCTTTAAACAATAATCTTTTGGTAAAAATTGAGCAAGAAACTGTCATTCAAGAAATTGTTCCTGAATTTAATATCAATGATAAAATTGTTTGCTACAATCCAGTTTCTGATATTGAATACAATAATATTATTGATGGTAAAATAATTCTCTGGGATTCTGGATCAAGAGAGCTTACTGTACAGGTTGAGAAGAAACCAATTGATAATGACTACAATAGTCCAACTCTTCCTAACGGAACATTTGCGAGAAATTCTGTTCTAGCAAAACAAGCAGATGATATTTTCAAATTTGATGGTTCTCTTCCAGGAACTGATCTATATTTAAAAGTAAAATCATCTGAATTTGAAACTGGTATTGATTATAGAAATGATCTTGAAATTACATCAACCTCTTCGCTATCAAAATATCTGACTAAAGAGGTCACAATAAGCACACCAGCAACTTCTCTTGATGTAAGAATTACAGCGAATGTTAAGGATCCATCTAATATAATTGTTCTTTATAAAATTTTAGAGAGTTCTTCTCAAGAAATTTTATCAACAGTGAAGTGGAATTATCTACCATTTGAAACTACTGATTTCAAACTGAGCAGTACTAATGCAATTTCTGGTGTGTTTGAAAAGAGAGAAGACTATCAAGAACTCAAATATTATGTTAACGATTTGCCAGAGTTTACTAAGTATGCTGTGAAGATAGTATTGAAATCGGATAATCCAGTTTATCCACCTAAGGTTCAAGATCTGAGAGTAGTTGCTTCCTTCTGATGAATAATTATTATAAGGTTCAGGGTCACGAAAATCTGTATCGTGACCCTAATACTGGCGCTATTGTAAATACTGAAAAACCAAATCGCAACAAGCTTAAACGGCATTTGGATACGACTTCCGACGACATAAATAGTTTGAAGGAAGAAATAAGAGAACTCAAACTTCTGTTATTGGAGCACATTAAGAAACATGGCTAAAAGAGAAGTAAAAA